GTAAGGAAGATTAAATAGAGGTGGAACGGAATGCTTCAGCAAAATATGAAACACAAAGAAAACCGTATCCACCCTACACAAAAGCCAGTGGCACTATATGAATGGCTTCTGAACCGCTATGCAAAGACCGGAGACATTATCCTTGACACCCATGTAGGCAGTGCCAGCAGCTTGATAGCCTGTTACAGAACCAACCATCCATATGTTGGATTTGAACTGGACAAGCATTATTATGATTTGTCCAAAAAGAGATTAGATGCAGAAATGGCACAAATGCGATTATCTGATTTTATGCCGGGGTGATGCCATGATTCAGATGAGCATTTTTGACATTATACGTGAACCGATACGAATTACAAAGCCTATAAGGCTGATAGAACTGTTTGCCGGATATGGTTCGCAGGCAATGGCACTGGAAAGAATCGGTGCAAAATTTGAGCATTACAGAGTTGTTGAGTTTGATAAGTATGCCGTAGCAAGCTACAATGCGGTGCATGGCACAGATTTTCATACAATGGACATAACAAAGGTTCATGCGGATGATTTGAATATCTGCGATACTGAAGCCTTCACTTACTTACTTACTTACTCGTTTCCATGCACCGATTTATCGGTTGCCGGGAAACAAGCAGGCATGAAAAAAGGTAGTGGCACAAGGTCCGGTCTTTTGTGGGAAGTGGAGCGTATTCTGAAAGAGATAATAGATGGTGGCGGTGAGTTACCGCAGATTCTGTTCATGGAGAACGTTCCACAAGTACATGCCGATGCAAACATGGTAGATTTTCAAAACTGGATCGATTTTCTGACAAGTCTTGGATATGTAAGTTACTGGCAGGACTTAAACGCAAAGAACTACGGAGTGGCACAGAACCGTGAAAGATGCTTCATGTTTTCATTTTTAGGAGAATATTCATATAATTTTCCTGAATCTATACAACTTACAAAAAGAATACGTGATTATCAAGAAGAAGTGATTGATGACAAATTCTATGTAAGTGATAAGGCATTGAAAGGATTTGTGGAACACGCAAAAAAGCAGAAAGAAAAAGGAAATACTTTTCATGCAGTGATTAAAGATGTTGATGACATTGCATCAACAATATCAGCTAGATATTACAAAGATGGTTCTGATTGTCTTATAAAAGTTGCTGGAAAAATAAATTCATCGCAGGACGGAAAAGTTGTTTATACAGATGGAATCGCATCTACACTTACAGCCGGTCATTACAATGTACCAAAAATAGCAGATACAGCAATGATAAAATTATATGAAAGTGTGAAATTACAACATATTATTCGAAAGCTGACACCGAGAGAATGCGGACGTCTCATGGGAGTATCTGATGAAGATATCTCCAAGATGGCAGCGGTCAACAGCAACACACAACTTTACAAGCAGTTTGGTAACAGCATCGTGGTTGATGTGATGTGTGAAATGTTCAAAAACTTAAATATTGAGCAAGGGAGTGAAATCAGGAACTAAAAAGTGAAATTGATATTTGAGTTGTTGCTTGGGAACTCAAAAGCAAGTTACTAGTTGGGAAAATTGAACTACCGAGGAAAATTCGGTAGTTCGGCAAGTTAAAAGGTGGTGAAAATTATGGCTATAAATGCAAAATGTAATGACTGTGAGGAACCTACAAAATATGTGGTTGGCTTTTTCGATGGCAAGAATGGAATCCACGGTTGTCTTTATGATTGCCACAACGAGGAATGCACAATAAAGCAAATAATGGAAGCATCTGCATCGAAAGATATTCAGGAAATGGCAAGAATACAGTTAGCCAACGGAGACAAAGGGATGTACGCAGGCTATATTGCAGCACTAAGAAGAGATGCAAAAGTGTCCATGTTTAAGATGGCACAGATTGCCGGATGCAGTTCGGCAGATTACAGCGCATATGAGCATGAGCGGAAAGAATTTGATCCGGAAGTGTATTGGAAATGCAAGGAGTACTTGGATAAGGTAAGAAATTAAGTATGTAACTTAGTATTTAGCAAAGGAGTTAAGCGAGAAATGTGGTCACACGATGAACAGAAAGAAATAAATGACAGCTACGCTGTTATGGCAAGAATAACGTGTAAATATTGCGGAGCAGTAGTACACAAATATGTGGAAAGCCATTATACAGGCGGTTCCAAGTGTGTGATATTGGCAAAGTACTGTAGATTTTGCGGTAATGCTCTTAGGATTTAGTGGAGGAATACTATGGACAATGAGATTATTTCCTTCAATCTAGCAAGAATCGAGCGAGGAAGAGAAAAGCTGTGCAAATGCGATCCACCTCATTACGAGGTCGATACGGTAAACAGGATCGTAAGCTGTCAGGATTGCGGAGCTACGGTAGATGCTTTTGATGCTCTGCTTACATTGGCGAGGCGGTATGAGCTGCTGGAGGATGAACAGCGGAAAATGCTATCTAAAGCCAAACTGTACGGAGCAATGGCAGATGCGGAATTTAGGCGGATGCGGAGGAATAAAACATTCCGGGACATGGACGAGAATCGCAGAAAAGGTTTATATCCTATATGTCCTAAATGTGCGGAAGTGATTGATCCGGTAGATATCCGGGAATGGACACGCATCTGAGCTGAAAGAGGATATAAAATGTCACGACTTATAATATATCAGTCCGGTAGATTAAGTATTTAGTGGAGGAACGGAATATGGAAAAAACAAAAATAGATTGGTGTGATAGTTCATGGAATCCGGTTACCGGATGTCTTCACAGCTGTAAATATTGCTACGCAAGAAGCATTGCAAATAGATTTTCTGGTGGTGGAGAGAAATGGACGGATGATGCGCTGATAGAACTGAATGATCGTATTTATTTCGATGAATCAGAGAAGGCTGAAGCGTATCCATATGGATTTAAACCTACACTGCATAGATACAGGCTTAATGAATACGAGAAAAAGAGCGGAAGGAATATTTTTGTATGCTCTATGGCAGATCTTTTTGGTCATTGGGTTCCTGATTCTTGGATTGAGGAAGTTTTTTCTGCCTGCGCAAAAGCACCGCAACATAATTATCTTTTCCTGACAAAGAACCCGGAAAGATTCGTTGATTTACAGAATAATGGAAAGCTGATTGTAGCTGACAATATGTGGTATGGTGCAAGTGCAACAAACGAAGATCAGCTTGAACTTGCAGCAAAAGCATTTTCAAAGTTAAGTTGCCAAACAAAGAATTTTTTAAGCGTTGAACCGATACTTGAAGACGTTACTGTGTCTAAATACTGGGATTATCACATGGATGCTCACCTTGTAGATTGGTTAATCGTTGGAGCAGAGACAGGACACAGAAAAGACAAGGTGATTCCTGAAAGAGATTGGATAAGATCTATTACATTTGATTGCTACGATGAAAGTATTCCGGTGTTCATGAAATCCAGTCTTGCGGATATATGGCGGAATCCATTGGTACAGGAATTCCCGAAGGAATTACTACGGTAAACTGAAAAATTGCAAAATTTGTGTAGCGAAAGGAGAGATAGGCATGTTAAGTAAAATGAACGATCTGATGGGCGGATATACCGTTATAGTTACAACCAAGCAGGTCCAGCGGCGCAAACACAAAAAGAAGCGCATCAATAAAAAGTGGATTAAGCGGTATGGATACATCACCAAAGATTGGCAAAAACGTGGAGAAACGGTTGTAGATCAGGTACATATGACTATGTATATGAATCAGGCAACATATAATGATCTGATTATTGCCATAAAGAATAGGTAAAAGAAAGGAGATAGGTATGGCGAGACCGAAGAAAGAAGGTAAGAAGAACATCCGGAAAGACATCAGCATGGATCCGGAGCAGTACGAGAGATTAATTGATTACTGCCGGCAGCAGGACAGACCTATCTCCTGGGTGATCCGGCAGGCGCTGGACAATTATTTACCTGTGTAACGGTACGTATTATTACACAATAAAACTGAAATTTAACCTAAAAAATATATATGTAAGAAAAAGTTGAAAAAATAAAAATATTTTTCAAAAAAATGCTTTTCTTTACGGTTTTTTTTGACATATCCATATGTAAGACAAATCTGCTTAAAAAAAATATGCAAAGGAGAGCAAAATAATGAAAGAGTGGAGTGTAGTATTATTTGGACATGAGTATTTAATGGCAGCAAGATCTTACGCGGAAGCTGTGAGACAGGTGTGGGAGCTTTTTGACGAGTGTGGAATTGATCCGGAGAAAGATTGCCTGGCAGGAGCAGATGCGGGACCGATTTACGACGCACCTGATCCGGACGATGATGATTGCTTGCCGCCATTCGATACCAGTAATCCGGATTTCCACTGGTTTTAGTAGTACTCTATATACTACGGTATTTCTGGGAGTGTCGTACATATCTGTGCGGCATTCCCGGAATCAATCCGGATAACGAAAGGAGTGATAAGAAAAGAAAATTTTGTAAAAGTGTAATAAGTACATAATACACCGTTTGAAATTCCAGCTGCAGAAGGACTGCAATCGTTACATAAAAACAGCGGTAGACCATCCGACCAAAGATATCATCTACCGCTCAACTGCTTAAGGACATCATATCATAATGTGATACCTTAGGCAACGAGAAAATGAGGTGCGCTTATGACGAAAAATGACCTGATCAACGAAGTTGCCTATGAATTGAACGATTTTTTAAGCAAAGAACAGATCGACCGGATGAAGATTACACTTTACGTAAAATTGCAGGACTTTGAACTGGTGGAAAGCAAACAATTGCCGGTTGTCGTAGACCACGATAACGAATGGCTGATGCAGAGATACTGCGTCGATGGAGTAGCGGCAGGACTGCATAAAGGCACAATTCGCAGCTATATCGGTATCATCAGTAAGTTTTTTGACCATGTTGGCAAAAATTACAAAGCAATTACTGCACAGGATATCACAGATTACCTTGCTATCAGGAGTTACCGGGATCATATCAGCCAAAATTATAAGTCCACCATATACCGGTATCTCTGCACGTTCTTCGGCTGGGCATTCCGTAAACAGCATATCCAGAATAATATCATTGACGGTGTGGATCGTGTGAAGCAGGTAAAAAAGAAGAAGGTGCGCCTGACGGATGAAGAGGTTGAAACTATCCGTTATGCGCTGCAGACGCCGAAAGAAAAAGCACTCTTTGAATTGATGATCTGTACTGGTATGCGTGTAGGCGAGATCTCCGCTCTGAATGTGTCAGATATTGATTTGGTGCACAGACAGGTATCTATTTATGCCGAAAAGACGGATACTTACCGCACAGGAATGCTCACTCCGGTAGCTGTGATGGCACTGAGAAATTATATCGGGGACAGACCGGGAACAGATCCTCTGTTTTTGGCTGATCGGGCACCGTATAACCGGATGCGCACTTACGGCATCGAAAAGCTGGCTAAGGAGATGGCTGTCCGTGGAGGAGTAACCAGGATCACAGCAACCGTGCATGTGTATCGCAAGACATTTGCAAGCGTATTATACCGCAAAACGGGAGATGTCTTGCTGGTGAGTAAATTGCTGGGACATGCAAAGCCGGACATGACAGTACAATATTATCTTGTGGATGATATAGAGGAGATGCAGCACAAATATAACAGAGTAGCATAGGAGGATTGATGGAACCTAAAAAAGAGATCTACAATGATGCCTGGTTTTTATATAAAAAATATTTGAATGGTGACGGATCGGATGAATACTGGGAATGCCTCAACAACGATGCAAACCGCATCATAGAAAAGCATAATAAAGATCCGTTTGCCCGCAGCCTTGTAATGGCTGTAATAGATGAGATTGAGAGGAGCAGGAAACAATAATGGACATCAAACAGAAAAGAGCATATTTGAAAAGTTATCAAAATATCCAAAACCGCATATTCGGCTTAACCCATGAGTTGGAGAAGTGGAAGACTTTAGGAGAAAAGGTGAATAATGCAATGGGAACCGGCGGAGGATCCAGAAAGTCGTCGAACAGTAAGGTGGAAAAATCTGCAGTGAACACCACGGATATTCTGAAAAAGATTCAGTTTGAGATAAACGCGGCAGAAAATGAGCGACAGAATGTGCTTGATGCTATCAACAAAGGCAAAAAACTGCGACAACGGGAAATTCTGCGGATGCACTTTGTAAACGGCATGAGCGTAGCAAAAATAGCGCGGAAGCTGGGGAAAGAAGAGAAGACGGTCAGCAATGCGATAACGATTGCTCTCCGGGATCTGGATATATGACAAAACAGGCAGCCCTAATGCTGCCTGCTTGTTATGTAGATTCTTGATGCACGAAGTACTATTTTTTGTAAAAGCTCTTTATCACTAAATTTGTCTTTATCATGCAATAAGTTATTTGCTTCAGTATAGGCTTCTAATGATTCAAGGATTTGAGATTCGATTTCGTCAAGAGCTTTCAATTCTGCTTGGATCTTTGATTTATAATATAGCAAATATTCATCAGAACGATTATCAAGATTGCGTTGTTGTTGCATTTTAAGTCGATCACGATAATATATAAAAAAATTTTTGGCTTTTATGATGATTTTTTGAGCTTTTTTAATATCTTCTATAGTTCCAGTCATAGCATTTCTCCTAATGTTCCCATTTTGGTTTTTCTATGTTAATTTCTGCGATGATTCCGGGGTGACTTTTTATGTATGCCTTATAGTCTGCTATGGCTTTGTGCCGTTCCTGCCCGGTGTACTTGGTCGATGATGTTTCAACTTCTGATCCATCCAACAGATTCCTGGAGTAGGTAACCAAAAAATAATATACCTTGTTCTCGTAATACCGCCGTTCCCGCTTTAACCTGACTACTGGTTGAGTGGGAGCGGTTGCAAGGTAATTGTAACGCTCTGCAAGGGCGATTCTGTACGCTTTCAGTTGCTCTATTTTGCGTTCAAATTCCTTTATTGCATCAACTGCCTTGCTGTCATAATAAAGCACCTTGTCAAGCTCATTAAGGGCATCCGGGTGGGTCATATAGATTGACATTCTCATATCACTTTCGGTTGATGGATTGCCGTATGAAGGTCTCTTGCGTATTTCTTATAAAGCTGTTTTACATCTTCACAGGTTTTGCAATTTTCAAAATATCTCATGGTTTTGTACCTCTGTTTATAATGTGGAGCAGGTCTTTATAAGATCCTGCTCTGTTAAGTTGTCAGCTACGATGTTACCGTTTTTGTCGTACAGTTCGTATGTATCAGGTAAGGTCCCGAAGAATCCGTCGAACTGGTTGCATACCATATATCCTTTTGCTTCTAAAGCCTTGATGATTTCGCTCATGTTGTGTACCTCACTTTCATGTGCTCCGCTTCGGTGCGGTTCGTTTGTTGTTGAGCTAATTGTATTGCATGACGCCATGCAAAGTCAACAGACAAATTTCACAAAGACGTCATGCAAATATTGTACAATTTGTACATGGCACCATGCAAAAATGACGGGTATAATACAATAAAAGGAGGTATATTATGGCTTACGTAGGATATAACGAGAGTAAAAAGAAATGTAATGAAAAGTACTTAGCAAAATTCGCAAGACCAACGATCAGGATGACGGAAGAAGAGAAAAAAATAATAGAAAAGGCTGCTATAAGTGCCGGAAAGTCATTTAATCGTTACATGATCGACTGCGCATTGGAAAAAGCAAAGTAGATAACGCACTTTTATAAAAAAATACCCAAAAGTGTGACAAATGTCACAAAAACGGGGTTGAATCGGGAAAACAACCTGTTGTATAGTATATAATATAAATACATGTCGATAAGCCGATATCAGTAATTCACTGGTACCGGCTTTTATATTGCCATAATACCAGGAAGGAGGTATTTACATCATGGGTAGACCTAGAAAAATTAGTAGTCCTGAAGAAATGGAGAAGTTATGGGAAGAGTATAAATCTTACTGTGACAATGTAGAGGTTAACCAAACTTCATTCTCCGGTAAAGAGAGTAAGTTCGTCACAGGAAAAGTTAAAAAGTCTATCACTTACACCTTAGAAGGCTTTTGTGTATATATTGGCATGGCAAGATGTAGATTCTATGATACTTATGACAGTGATGAGAATTATAGAGACATAGTAACGCGCATACGCGAAGAATCCGAGAATGATGTACGCAGAAAGTTTGAAACCGGCTGTATACCTTCTCAGTTATCCGGATTATGGATGTCCAGGTATGACGGTTATAACCCTAAGCAGCAGATAGATGTTAATGCTACGATCTCCGAAGGGGATAAAAAACTACTGGATCAGGTATCTAAGAGGCTTGGAGAGATCAAGTAAATTGTACCGGATCATAACACAATTAGCTGGTAAATGAGCATAAAAGAGGATTCCGAAATTGTGTATAAATGGCTACAATTCAAGAATCCCGTATTTATGCGGTTTATAAGCTTTTTGGTATCGTTCAACTATGCGCAAAATTAATCATTCACGCATAGTTGCTGGTAATTGTCTTATTGTTCCAGTAAATAGCAACAATAGCAGATGCAGCTGTTACCGGATCCGGATCGTCCAGACTGTTCTGTACTGTGCATGGTCCTGCTGATCTATATTTTTTCCTCTGCCAGGGATCAGCCCTTCGGGCTGCCACCGTACAACCTGGGGCGGATAGGTCCCCCGGTACCCCGCGATACCCGGGCCCTGTGATCTAGGTACCATATGTCCATCAGAAAATTATATTATATTTTCAGATTTGGAGCGTCAATGACTTTACAGGAAATACGACAAAATCAAATTGAATATTGCAGAGAGCATATCGAGTATTTCATCGACACATATGGTCATATCGAGGATAAAGATGCCGAGGAGATCATACAGCCGTTTCATATGTGGGATGCGCAGAGAGAGGCGTTAAGGAGCATTGCAACACATAAGCTTAATGTTATCCTAAAGGCACGACAGCTGGGTTTCTCATGGCTTGTATTGCATTACGCGGCACATCTGCTTGTTACGATGGAAGGTCGTACATGTATCGCACTGTCTCAGAAAGAGGATGATGCGAAGGAGCTTGTGCGAAGATTCGGCGTTATTTTGAAGAATATGCCGGAACTCATTGCAGAGGATAGTGATAAGCCAACCGGATGGAGCGGTGCCACATATACACAGACTGCATTAAGAATTGAGATCACTTTTCCCAGTGGTCTCGTTTCAGTTTTCAACGGAATGCCGAGTGCTCCTGGTGCGGGTCGTTCATTTACTGCCAACCTTATCATTTTGGATGAATGGGCGTTCCAGCAATATGCAGAGCAGATATGGACCGCTGGATATCCTACCATTAACCGTCCTACTGGCGGACAGGTTATCGGATTATCTACCATTGACAGAGGATCCTTTTTCGAGGAAGTATTCACGAATCCGGATAATGGTTTTAACAAGATATTCATTCCGTGGTATGCGGATCCACGCCGTGATGACAACTGGTATTCGGAAACCAAAAAGGCAATGGGCGAGCTTATGACACAGGAGTATCCTGCTACTGTTGAGGAAGCACTTACTGTTCCTGGTGGTTCATACTTTCCCGAGGTGAATGAGCGTAATACTGTTTCATATGAGGAACTGAAAGGGAATACCTTGAAGTATGTTGCTATTGACTATGGCCTTGATATGTTTGCTGCACATTGGGTGAGAGTTGATTCTTTCGGAAATGCACAGGTATATCGGGAATATGATAAATCCGGTCTGACTATTTCAGAAGCTGCCGGAACTCTTCTCAGTATGTGTGAGGAAGAGACCATAGAAGCATTCCTGGCACCGCCGGATTTGTGGAATCGATCACAGGAGACTGGTAAGAGCCGTGCACAGATCTGGTCTGAATGTGGTATTGACCTCACCAAAACATCGAATGACTTTGCTGCCGGATGCTCCGGTATGAAAGAGTGGTTGAAACCGCAGGGAGAGGATAAGAAGTCGAAACTTACTATACTTGATGGATGTGCACCGAATCTGTACCGGTGCTTAAAAAAGATACAGAAGGACAAAAAAAGACCGAATGTGTATGCCAAAGATCCGCATGACTTGACCCATGATCCCGATAGTCTGCGGTATTTTTGTGTCTGGTGGACAATCCAGGCGGACAGTCCGGAAGAAATCGACCGGAGACGTAATAACTGGCGGCCTGATCTGTTGGAGGACTATGAGACTGCCGACGATGAGATCAGGGCAATGATGGTTAAAAAGTATGGAGAGCCATATTATGAGGATGTTTAGGAAGATGAAAAACATGATTATGAATCCGAAACAGGCAAAAAAACTGAGTGAGTGGAAGAAAAAGTACACCGAAGCAAAGGATAAATACAGTGATGAACTGAATAATATCCGTGAATATCAGGCATTGTACGACGGTGACAGAAGAGTAAACGTAAATCCGAACAAGGGTAACGGAAAATCAAGTAAGCAGTCAATCAATGTACGTAATATTGTTTATGAATTGATTGAAACGCAGGTTGATTCTTCAATTCCCATGCCGAAAGTCACTCCTATCCATGAAGAAGACGAAGAACTGGCCAAGATTATTGAGCTTGCTCTTCAGAATGAAATCCAGCTTATGAATTTTAGCCTCATGAACGATGAGGAAGAGCGTACCGTCCCCATACAGGGCGGTGATTTCATGCACGTTGAATGGGATAACACAAAAGGCTTTCATTGCACTGTCGGCGGTGTGAGCGTGTCAGAACGGCATCCAAGAAACGTGATCCCTCAGCCTGGTATAACAAGCATTGAGGAAATGGATTACATCTTTGTTCTGGTACCGCAGACCAAGGAATTTGTAAAGAAAAAATATAATGTGGATGTTTCCGCGGCATCTGATACAGAAATCGATCTGAAGCAGGACACGAAGCGTGATGATAACAGTGATATCGTTACTGTTATTAAATGCTACTACCGTAATAAAAACGGATGTATCGGACTGTTTACGTGGTGTGAAGAGTATGTTTTGGAGGACTACGAGGATTATCAGGCAAGACGGTTGGAGAGATGCACTAAATGCGGCATGGTAAAGACCGGAGACGTATGCGAATGTGGATCCAAGAGCTTTGAGGAACGAACGGAAGAGTACGAGGAATTGTTAGAAGACATTACCACGAAGAATGGCACATTCATTCCCGCAATATCAGGATATGAGGATATTGACATGCTGGATGAAGACGGAAATCCGGTATATGACGAGTTCGGACAGCTGATGCAGGAGAGAAGGGAAGTCAGAACCAAGATTCCGTATTATAAGCCGGATCAGATCCCTATTGTGCTCAGGAAAAATGTTTCCCGCGCAGGAAAGCTTCTCGGATTTTCGGATGCGGCAGTTATCTCTGATCAACAGGATGCTATAAAAAAATTGGGATCAAAATTGCAGGAGAAAATCCTTAAAGGTGGTTCTATTGTAATTCTTCCCAAAAACTCCAAAATTCAGACTACTGATGAGGAACTTAAGGTTGTACGCGTGAACAATGCGCAGGAAGCATCCCTTATCAGTGTGAAGAATATGCAGGCAGATATTTCCCTTGACAGAATCATGATTGCAGAAAATTATGACTGGGCTAAGTCCACGCTGGGAATCACGGATTCTTATCAAGGCAAATATGATGCATCTGCTGACAGTGGTACCGCAAAGCAATATGCAATCAATCAGGCCGCCGGCAGACTGGAATCTAAGCGTGTTATGAAGAAAACAGCGTATGCCAAAGTATATGAGCTCATGTTCAAGCACATGCTTGCTTATGCGGATCAGCCGATTCCACTGAATAAGAAAAACAGTGATGGGACATATTCTTATGCTCATTTCAACCGGTACGATTTTTTAAAGCAGGATGCTGCCGGAGAATACTACTGGGATGATGAATTTATCATTACCACAGATCCTACTTCAACGATCATGATGAATCGTGAAGCAATGTGGCAGCAGATTGACATGAAATTACAATCCGGAGCATTTGGTCCCCTGGGAGAGAATAAAACTCTACTGGCATATTGGACGTTCATGGCAGAGAATGATTATCCGAATGCGTCCAAAATGAAAGAGATCATGGCACAGCGTGTACAGGAAGAAAATGCACAGATGGAAGCACAGAATGCAGCGTTAAGTGAACAGTCAGGAGGTGTTGGAAATGCAATGCCCATTATGTAAGATAGAAGCGGCAATATCCGCATCGAAATATGTGGTATCAACCGATATTCCACCGAAGCTCTTTATTGAGCATGAGATGAAGTGTCGCAATCCGCAATGCAGTAATTATAATAAAATATTTGCAACCGTTAGAAATGAACTACCGGTATCCAAGGATTCTAAGGAAACTTAGGGTCCTTTTTTGATACAAAAATTTCGCATGTGAAAAGCGCAAAAATCACGGGAGGTAATCATGTATGAAATTTTAGAAGGCGCAAACGTACAGGAACTCGCCGACCCTGTTGTAACTGATAACCAGGTTGAGGAACCTGTTGTACCTGATGGAGATGCCGGAACTGCAGAACCGGAAACTACAGATCAGGTGCAGTCAGATGAGATCAACTCACAATTTGCTGCTGCCAGAAGAAAGGCAGAGGAAGCCTACAACCGTAAGATGTCCGGAATCAACAGTGAAGTAAAACGCTTATTCGGAAGCGTTGTGAACCCTGTTACCGGGAAAAACATCGAGACGATGGAAGACTACCTTCAGGCATGCGAACACCAACAGAGAGAGACTCTGAACCAGCAGCTCACAGAAAAAGGTATTGATCCTAATCTGATTGAGGAGATGGTAAACAATTCTCCTGCAATCAGACAGGCGCAGCAGATTCTCGAGAACAATCAGAGAGCAGAAGTGCAGAAACAGCTTGATGAAGACATTAAGGCGGTAACTGCTATGGCTCCTGAGATTAAGTCTCTGGAAGACTTGGAAAAGCATGCATCCTACGCTTCCGTACTGGAATATGTGAACAAAGGATTGAGACTGCCGGATGCTTTTAAACTGGCAAATTTTGACAGTATTTCTACTCGGCAGACAGCAGCTGCAAAGCAAGCAGCGATTAACCAGGCAAGGTCTAAAGGCCATCTGGAAACAACCACAAGTGTTTCTGATAGTTCCAACCTCGCGGATATTCCGGAAAATGAAATCTCAAAGTGGAGAGAGTATTTTCCCGGCTTAAGTGATGAAGAACTTAAGAAAAAATACAACCAAACTTTATAAGGAGGAATCAAAAATGTTTAGTTTTGTAAAAAGCGCAACAAACCCTAATTTCCCTATCATCAAACAGCTTCCCACTACCGCATCCACAACCTATAAGATCGGTGAAGCACTGGTGCTGACGGATGGTGGATTGACACAGGCAACCGGAACCACCAAACCTCAGTTTATCTGTGCTGAGAATTACGTAGCCCCCGCAAGCGGAATGAAAGATATTTCCGTGTACGAGATCGTAGACGGTCAGGAGTGGGAGACCACCTGTGCCGCAGATGCCTCTGCTGTTAAGGCAGGCTCTAAAGTAACTATTCACACTGATGCTGCGCAGGTAACAGCAACTACCACAGGCGGTGTATTCATGTTGCTTTCTGCAGGCGGTGCTGTTGGTGCAAAGGTAGTAGGAAAATTCTAAGGAGGATAAAAAATATGGCAATTGTATTTAGCAAAAATAGCGGACTTAATGATGACCTGTGGAAGGTAGAAGCACAGGTGTTACAGGCTGTCATGAACGACACCGATACAGAGAAGAATGATTACGATAAATTCGTAACCGACGTTTATAACGAGAAGACATCCAAGAAATATGCTGAAAAGCTGGGCTCTGTAACTTCCCTCGGAAACTTCGACATCGTTGATGAGGGTGACAAGGCTCCTATGGATGATATTCAGGCTGGCCAGTCCAAGCTGATCGTACATAGCACTTTCTCCAAGTCCTTCGCATGCACCAGAGAAATGAAGGATGATGGAGACGTGGATGTAATGAAGACAATGGCAGCAAACATGGTACGCTCCTATAAGCGTACTCGTGCACAGTTTGCATCCGATGCATTAACTACGGAAGCTGCTACTTTTTCTTTCAGCAGAAAGAAAATTGATAAGACTACCGGTGACGGAAAGGCATTGTTTGCAACTGATCATGCGGGTGTTAAGGCTGGTGTGGCTGCGCAGAGTAACGTATTTACCAATGCATTCGGTACTGATACTACAATGCTGAACCGGTTGGCAAATATCGGTAGAAACTTCCGCAATCAGAGCGGTAATATCCAGGGTTATACCTTCGATACCATCATCATTCCTTCCAACGTCCCTGCGCTGGAAGATCTGATCAAGCGTATTATCCGTTCTGAACTGATTGTTGGTTCTTCCAACAATGACGTCAACACACAGAAGGGATTATGGAAGCTGGTAGTAGATCCCATGTGGCAGGTAACTTCCGGTGCTCCTTATATTCTGATGTCTTCTCAGGCAAATAAGGAGCTCAGAGGATCTATGTTCTATGACCGTGTTCCCCTTGATATTGCAAATCAGGTGGACATCCATACCCGTAACCTTGAATGGAACGGCTATGGTCGTATGTCTGCCGGCTTCAATGACTGGAGACATGTGATCCTTGGCGGTGCATCCGCAGGAACCACACTGAGCGCAACCTAACGGAGGTAGAACATGGTAAAGCCTAATTTTACAATAGGCACCGTGTTTGAGGATGGCGGTCTGTACTATGAAGTGCAGGCCGTACTTCCTTCCGGTGACTATATTTCAAAGAGAGTTGATAAGGTTCCGGAACCTGAAAAAGAGATCACCGTTCCTATTCCGGAACCTGAACAAGAGATCCCTATTCCTATTCCGGAGAAAACAGAAGACAAGCCTGTGAAGAAAACAGAAGATAATCCTGTGAAGAGAACAAGAACAACCACACGTACAAAAAATACCGGAGGTAGAAAGAAACAATGAGTATGACCTGGAAAGATGTCAAATTAGCCACATTACAAAAAATGTTTGCCGCAGACGGAGTAAATATTCCCACGGATGAATCAACAACGGATTACCTTGCAGGAATGCCTATGGTGGCTAATGAGGCACTGGAAAGGTTATCTACTGCCGGTAAATCTATTATAAAGAGTGTTGTTATTGCGCATAATCCTTTGAAAAACCTGATTTTTGACGAGGAAGCAAGTAAGATTCATAACCTCGGTACATATGAATTTTCTGGGGAGGGAGCACATGCATATTTCTTTGAATTTACCGGGAAAGGAACATTAATGGTAACGGTTGGAGGAACAGAATGTGATACTATCCAACTTGAAAGTAAGAACACATATACGGAATATAGAGGACTCCTCGAGAATCCTTTGGATGAAGATGTGGCTCTTATTTTTATCAGCAAATATCCTAGTGCGGTAAAGAATGTTGCATTGTATTATGAGGAATTTGATAAAGAATCAGAAGTACCTGAATACGCTGAGATGGTGAGATATAATCTCAAAGAGATATGTCCTGACTTCTATCAGCTTGGAGACAATCAGATCTATTACGAGGGAAGCTTAGGTTGCGGGTATATTCAGACCAGTAAGTATTACCGGGAGAGTGATAACATCCTTGTTCTTGGCAGGAATGATCCCGGGAGTTATACGGTATATTATCGTGCATATCCACCTACTATTACAGCAGAGACAGCAGATGATTATGTTCTCCCGGTAGATGATGAAGTAGTGGTACTTCTGCCTCTTTATATGGCCAGTCAGCTGTATAAGGATGATGATAACGGTATTGCTACAACATATCGTAATGAGTTTGAAGTAGCACTTGAGAGCCTTATTGACAGCAGTATGCAACAAGGCTATGAAGAATTTACGAGTGAAAGCGGGTGGATTTAATGGCTACAAAATTTTCCATTCCATCAAGCCCAAGCAGGAGTGTTCTTACGATCAGTACATTTTTAGGAGCAGATTTCACAAACAGCCCGGCGGCAGTGAGTGAGAATCAGAGTCCGAACTGCAAGAACATGATCCGGGATGTACCCGGGAAAGTACGTAAATGCATGGGGTATAAAAAAATAGCGGAATATGATGGATCAGTGAATGGGTATCATTTGATTCGTGGGGATGAACACGGTCTTGTTCATGCAGGTACTAAAATGTATCATAATGGTGAAGTAAAGTATTCTGATGCAAATAATGCAAGAAGTAGAAGCTGGCAGTTTGATGACAAAGTATATATCGTCGATGGGAAAAAACTTCTTGTCTGGGATGGCTCTGATGTGAAGCCGGCATCGGAGACAGCAAAGATTCCTACCGTAACTATTGCTAAATCACCTAATGGTGGTGGCACGAGTTATGAAGATTTGAATCTTATTCAGTCTGGATTTACAGAATTATTTACCGGTACAGAATCAGATACTGCGTATCATATGACTTTTGGCGGACTTGACGAGACTGCAGTGAAAGCTTATATCCTTGATAGTACTGGTTCGTGGGTGGAAAAGGTTGAAAACACTGATTTTACAGTGGATCGGACCAATGGAATTATTAATTTTACCACTGCACCTGGTAAAAGCCCTGTTACAGGTGAAGATAATGTGAAAATAACAGCATATCGTACGGTAAGTGGATATGCTGATAGAATCAATAAATGCTGTATTGGAACACAATATGGTCTAAAAGGAGCAATGGATAGACTGTTCTTAAGCGGAAACCCTGATTATATCAATCAGGACTGGTTCAGTGATCAAAATGATCCTACGTATTTTGCGGATACGTATTATAGCAGTCTTGGGACAAGTAAGTCAGCTATTATGGGATACAGTGTAATCAATAATTACCTGGCAACTCATAAGGATGAAATGGAGACGGACCAGTTTATTGTCCTGAGAGAAGGCGTACTGGCAGACAATAAGCCGGTATTCCGTTCGGTAAACACTCTGCAAGGCGCAGGAGCCATTGCAAAGGATACATTCGCATATTTATCCAGTGAACCTCTTTTTCTCACGAGATCAGGCGTATACGCTATTACAGCACAGGATATTACGGGAGAAAAATACGGTCAGAACAGAAGCTTTTATCTTAATGGGAAATTGCTGAAAGAATCTGATCTTGAAAAATCATTTGCTTTTGTCTACAAGGATATGTATTGGCTGTGTGTAAACGGTGTTGCCTACATTCTTGATGGACTGCAGCCTATGCAGACAGATAAGTCTATGCCTTATTCTACACGGCAATACGCAGGATTTTATAGAACAAATCTTCCAGCAAATTGTATGTGGGAAAAAGACGGGAACTTATATTTCGGTTCAACTGACGGAAGGGTGTGCGAGTTTTATAGCGATTCTGATGCGCTAGTATCATACAACGATGACGGTGAGAAAATAGAAGCAATCTGGGAAACACCGGATCTTGACGGAAAATTGTTTTATAAAAATAAGACATTCCGTTATTTGGCCGTGCGGTTGAAATCTGCCATTGCTACTACTTTGGAGATGTATGCGCAAAAAAGGGGATTGTGGTCGTTTATAAAAAAGGACAATTATACTGCAAGGTATTTATCTTTTGGCAGTGTCGTGTTTTCAAAATTCACTTTCAGTTCTGACCAGACACAAAAAATTATTCCAACTAAACTTCGTGTGAAGAAGGTAGATAAGGCAAGATTCAGATTTGTAAATGCTGAATTAAATGAGCCTTTTGGCCTTTTTGATATTGCGTTGGAGTACGTTGAAAATGGTAATCATAAGTAGGAGGTAAGCTATGGCTTTTGAAAAAATCACGGATACATCTTTGGCAAATAAAGGAGTGACAGGGCTTCCTGATGTCCCAGGTCTTACGACCGCAGAAATGCAGGCAAAATTTGACGAGTTATCAAGGGATGTCATTATACCTAAATTAAATGAGATCGTTGATGGACTTAACGGAGATGAGGTAGGATTGTCCTCCCAAATTGAGAATCCTGAAACGAAAGAAAAAGATGTAATACAGAATGTTGTGAATGCAATTTATCAGATTGTAAAAGAAAACAGTGATAAAAGGCATGGCCATGAAAATAAGGAGACGTTAGATAAAGTCACAGCTGAACTTTATGATTCCATAACTGCATTAGTCAGCATGTTTAATGGAATATCAGCTGTTGATAAAACTGTGACTGCTGACGATACTAAAATCCCAACATCAGGAGCAATAGTCAATTATGTAACAGAATTAGGCGCAGGTGACATGCAAAAGGCTGTTTATGATAAAGATAATACAGGAATAGTGGATGATGCGAAAAAATTAGGTGGTGTCGCTCCAGAGGAATATCTTCAGAAAGCATCTTTGCCAGACGCTACAGTTGCGTTTGAGGTGGCTGAAACAAGATCAAATATTTCCACTGGTGAAAAAGTTTCTGCTGTATTTGGAAAAATAAAGAAATTTTTTGCTGATCTCACTGCCCCGGCATTTGCACAGATGATCACATCCAAGGAGGATTTGCTAGCCACAAAGGCAGCAGGATACGTTCCGGATGCCCTGGCAGTAGCGGATGCGGTTAATGATGTAACTGGCAAGTTAAGCAACTTTGAAAATGATTCTGATTTGTCATTGGCTAACTGCACATCATGGGGAAATACAGATAATACCATTACAAAAATTGGTAATAGAGTATTTATAACTTTTGGAGTGCAAATTACAGCCGAACAGTCAAGTGGATCATTAATTATTGGTAGGATTGCAAAAGTATATTATCCTAAAACCGCATATGTTAGAGCGAATGCGGCTGATTCTGACGGTGGTAACCATATGCTATATATTGATAAATCAAATGGTATAATAATGTTATATGTGTCAACTGAACGCTATTATTCTGCGAGCTTTTCATATATAGCTGATTAGGATATTATAAACTATTTTTCTGAAAAAGAAGGTGTGTTTCCTCTATCGTTTGCGTAAAAAGTAAATAATTTATTTGATCCAGTCATTTCAGTGGCGATTCCTGCATAATATCCTGACGTACCACAATAACCAAATACTAAATATGAGCCAGTACTGGCACCAACTATAAGTATGAATGGTGATTTTAGAACAAAATTAACAGAATATTCTTTAAGAGCAACACCTAGCGTTCCAGTACTATTATAAAATTGGCAAAAATTATTTAACTTGCCATTTAGCGTAGTAGATCAGATGGCGGGCGCAGCCCCAAGAGCGCCAGAAAGGAGCCCTATGGGTTACATTAAATTAAAAAATAAAGAGACCGTACAGAAGGTCATCGTATCAGAGGAGAGTCCTCATGTGATCCGCATCACCGGAGACGGCCTCACAGTAAATACTGACGGCTTCCGGCTCTACCTGGATGAGGGATGCAAATATCCGCTTGACAACGGTGAGTATGCGACATATACCACGCTGTACCGCAAGGGCGACGGCTGGTATGAGCTGTCCGATGACGGCTCCGTATATATTGAGCCGGTTGCCCCGGTGCAACCTAAACCGACCGAGGAGGAGCTTGCAGAGCTGGACAGACAGCAGCAGATCAGTCAGTTAACTGCGCAGATTGATGGTCTTAAAGCACAGATCGCCGCCAGTGACTATAAGGTAATCAAGACCTATGAGTACACACTTCTCGGCGAGCAGACCGAGTACGATATGGAGGCTGTCCATGCAGAGAGACAGGCTCTCCGGGATCAGATCAACGCACTGGAAACACAGCTGACAGAATTGACAGCAGAGTAGGAGACAGCCTATGAGAGCAAGAGACGGTCCCACATAATTACATAGTAACTATTGAGCCAAGAGCCGATTACTTCCCTGCCGGGAGGTGACCGGCTTTTATATTGAGAAAGTGAGGAAAAAATTATGAATGTAAGTGCAACAAAATTGACAATTCTGACCGTATTCGGTACTATCGGAAGTTTTATCGCCAATCTTTTTGGCGGATGGGGAGAAGACATGATCACGTTATTGATTTTTATGGGGACGGATTTCTTGTTGGGGGTACTGATTGCGGCTTTCTGGCAGAAGAGTAATAAATCTGAATCCGGTGCGCTCAGCTCCTACAGCGCATGGAAAGGACTCGTTAAAAAGGGTGTAACACTATTGATTGTACTGGTGGCACACAGACTGGATATATTGCTTGGAACTGACTACATCCGGACAGCAGTAATTATTGCTTTTTGTGCAAACGAACTGATTAGCATTGTAGAAAATTTAGGAATAATGGGTGTACCTCTGCCGGTTGCTATCACAAAGGCAATCGAAATCTTACAGAACAAGTCTGATGTAAATAAGGAGGGATAAAAATGTTGACAGGAAATGGATTGTCAGAATATGCAAGAGTGCACCTGGGCACACCGTATTTTTATGGGGCCAAGATTCCCGAGGGCGCTCTAACGGAGCGTAAGATGAGCACCATGCACGCCATGTATCCCAAAGTGGTCACAGTAAATTACATGGCAAAGGCAAGGCGCAAGGGGCAGGTCGGCAAGGTCAATGTGGACTGCTCCGGTCTGATTGCCGGTTACCGAAAGCTTAACATCGGCTCCTATCAGCTGTATCAGACCGCGTACACCCGGATGCCGATTGCAAAGATCAATGATTTTGCGGTAGGAACCGTCCTCTGGAAATCCGGGCACGTAGGAGTTTATATCGGCAAGGTTAATGGTGTCCCCATGTGCATCGAAGCCAAGGGCATCAATTACGGTACGGTGCTGACCAAAGTATCATCTACCAAGTGGGTGTACGGTCTTACCTTCAAGAACATGACATATTCCTATGAGACCAAGGTTCCCGGCACATGGAAGGGAACCAACCCTTATACAGAGCCTACCATGACGGTAACCAGCGCGGCGCAGGCCAAGAAGAAAAAGATTAAGGTATATCTTGCTAAGGGTGACGGTGTTAAGTGGGTCCAATGGGAACTGATGGAGGCTGGTCTGCTGACGGAGGCTGATATCGACGGTATCTGTGGCCCTAAGACAGTGGCAGCGATCATTGCTTACCAGAAGTCCTGTAAGATCACAGCGGATGGACTGGCAGGAAAGACCACTCGGAAATATCTGGCAGAATAAATATGATCATGGAGGTGTGCTTTTGCATACCTCCATTTGTTTTAAGGAGGAACACAAATGGCAAAAGTAACAGTTGATACAATTCGTAATATTAAGGGAGCATCTCTTGAAAGAACTCCGAAAAAACATACATCTTCATCTTCTGTAACTCATGGTGGAGGTGGTGTGAGAAGAGATAATACACTGGGAGGTAATACAAGCTCTTCTGGTAGCCCTTATCGTGGACCGTCAAATATACCTGCTAATAGTAATCGACCCAGCGGACCTACCAATTGGCCGAGGCCGACCGGAAGCAGCGAATCTTCGGGTAGCACTTCTGGGGGATCCTCGAGTGGCTCATCTGGAAGCTACTCATATTCATCCAGTGGCAATGCTGATATTTCAGGCATGTTACAGTCTATGTATGAGCAGCAGCTGTCACAGCAGCAGTCGGAGCAACAGAGGTTATCCGACCAGCTGAGAGCCCAGCAGGAAGCATATGAAGCACAGTTGAGAGCCCAACAGGAAGCTCAGAGACAGGCAGCACAGAATGCCTATAACAACAATATGTCTGCTTTGGAATCTGCATATGCAAAGAGAATGTCTGGACTGGACAGTAATCTGGCATCAACGAAGGATCAGTTATCTTCATCTTATGGTAATTCCAGAACCAGTTTACAGCAGAACGAGGAGAATGCCCTGAGAGAAGCCTATATCAATCGGATGATGAATGAGAAGAATTTGAGACAGCAATTGAATGCACAGGGGCTTACTGGTGGTGCAAGTGAGAGTGCAATCGCATCCATGCTCAATAACTATGGCACATCCCGGAATAACATTCAGAATACTGCTGCTGATAATCTGAGAGAGTTGGAGCAGACATACAATAGCAATCTTGCAAGTGCACAGCAGAAATACAATGATGCTGTGAACTCTGCAAATGATTCTAACATGGCATACCGGATGCAGTTGGAGAATGACCTTGCAAATAATACAGTATCATCCTATCAGGATCTGTATAATGCTTTGGCCAACATGGACAGTACATATACGAATGCTATGAGTAATCTGATCAATAATCAGTCAAGTGCAAATGCTGATCTTCAGAACACGGCATTTAAGGCTATGCTTGAAAATGCAATGGCTCCGACCACATTATCGGTATCAGGATCCAGCAAGACAAGTGGATTCGGAAATAGCAGTAACACGTTGGTGAAGAGGGTAAAGAATATGCGTGACAATGGTTATGTTGCAGCGGATATTGCATCTTCACTGGCGCAGGAGGGATATACAATTCCACAGATTGAGCAGATGTTTGCAGAGGCAGGTATCGAATATTAGGAGAGTGAATAGGATATGGCAAGAGTAAATATTGACGGTAAAAATAATAAAGAATGGGATTCCAGACTGGTAGATGCTTATATGAAAAATCAGTCTAAGCAGAATAACAACAGAAGCACGGCACAGTCACGCTTGCCACAGAAACCTGATTATTCACTGGCATCGCGGGGGATCAAACAATCCTCTGCGACGTCTCGCTATGAATCCATCCCTAATTATAATATTGTAGAGAGAACATTCAGTCCGCGCAAGCAGTATGAGTATGAGGTAAAACAGTCGAGATTGCCGAGATATCAGCAGGAAAAGAGCAACCAGATCGGGAGCGCATTATCCCGCTCAGGAGTGACACCTGATGACCTGTCCACGTTATCTTCCGGCACAATGGGAAATTCTGTCTTTCAGGGATTGGATGTTCTTAATGGCTTAAAATCATGGAAACAGAAAAAGGAAATTGCACAGAAGGTTAAAGGTACTGGATTATCTATGGCTGATGTGTTGGACTATGCGCAGAGGCAGAACCGGGCAAAAGAGCAGGAGAACTGGTCTAATTATGCAAATGAGCATAAAATCATAGGAACCGCAGTCACTTTCCCTATTAACGCTGCCGGTGGAATCTCCGGAGGAATTGCAAATACTGCAGACTATCTAACTGGAAAACCTATTGATCCGAACAGCTATGCCAACAGTTATAGCAATATGTCGAATGCTATGAGAGGTGCGGTAAGTAATGATTTCGGGAAAGCAGGGCAGCTGTTATACAATGTCGGAACTTCCATCGGTGATAGTGCCATTGCTATGGCACTCGCAGGCGGTAATGCCGGTGCCGCTGGTGCATTGCAAGGTTTAAATTCTTACAATAACAGTATTATTGATACTGCAAACAGGGGATTGTCTCCGAATCAGATCATGGGTACTAGTGCGATTGCAGGACTGGCGGAGGGAGCTTTTGAAGCCCTACCTTTGCAGGCATTAAAGGGTATATTTACAGGCAATGTATCGAAAGAGGCAGGAAAAGGAATTATTAAATCTGTGCTAAGCCAGATGGCTAATGAGGGTGCCAGTGAGATGACAACCGAAGGAATTGACCAGGTTGCTGATATTCTGATTAACGGTGGTTTGTCCAATTATGCACAATCCGTGGACCAGTATCAGAAGCAGGGTATGTCAGAAAGTGAGGCAGAGAAACAGGCTGTAATTGATATTTTTAAGCAGGTAGGATACTCCGGTCTTGCCGGTGCTGTCTCCGGTGGTATCATGGGTGGTGGTACTGCGCTTGCTGGCAAAGTTGTCGGTAATCGTAATGCCCGATTAAATGCACAAAATGAAATGAGTTTGACCGAAGCTCCTGGCATGGGTCCTTTACCCACCGCAGCTAATCACGTAACCACACAGGCAGGTGCACCTACCAACAGTGTGAGTGATTTGTCAAACTCATTAGATAATGGAGCCTATCATGTGCCTAGTGCCCTTGATACATCAAGTCCTTTGGCTAACGTCCAAAACGTGCATGAAAATAACTCCGTTGGAACTAATATAGTGGAAAGCTCTCAGAATGTCAATAATTCTGATGGATTTCAGCCTACCCATTATGAAAAAGGAAATGGAGTTGATCCGTTTTCTGATTTGATGGCAGATAATCTTACTTCTACTAAGGGAGTGACCAGCCGGGACAAGTCATTTTCTGATTTCGTAAAAGAGTCATTATCTGGAGATGGTAAAAGTGGGAATAAAAACTATTACCTTGGACAGGTATCTGAGGAACTAGCAGCAGATATATTTAATAAGACAGGCATTGATGTAGAAAACTATAACATTCAAATGTCAAGTGATAATATACGGCATGTATACAAAGATCACAGCGATGTTAAAACAGAAACGGGAAGAAATCAAATCCCTTTGGACGCAGAATTGATTGCGAAGCTTCCACAAGTATTTGACAATCCAGACGAGATCAGTTTCTCTTCAAACCCTGATACCAGAGGGCGCAGGGTAATGATGTTTGAAAAAAGAATCAATGGGAAAATAATTGTTGCCGAAGCTATTGGCGCAGGAAAGCATAGACTATCTTTGGATACGATGTATATTAAAGATAGCCACCCTGTAGAGGCTGCTGCAACTAATGTTGCCACACCCCAACGCCCTAAGCGATCTACAGGGAAGGCTACTGATGTTAATATACCCAATTCTACTGAAAATGTCAACGGAACCCAGTATAATTCACAGAAAATTGAAGGATTCAACGATCTGGACAAAGCATTGGATCGTTTGGTGGGTATGTACAATGGGAATGAAAATACTGCTTCCATGTATGCTGATATGAAATCGGCAATCAACGAGTACCTGCAGACAGGAAATCAGAGTGCCATCGACAAGGCTGTGACACTGGCCGCAGAGATCGACGACAGTATGAAGGGACATTCCTATACCCGGAAGGGAAGCGGTAAGGGCACTGCAAAGTCTCAGAATAACCGTGTGACAACCTCTTTCACAGAGGGAGAGTTTGTCGATGCTCTGATGTCGTATGGAAAGTATTTGCGGGATGCGGCAAAGAAGAGCACGGCAAATGTGAATCAGCAGAGCAATACGGCTCCTGTACAGAATGTACCACAGAGCGTTGAACAGAACAACATGCAGATGCAGCAGAACACAGATCAGGCCGGAAATCAGCGTATGCGGAGTTACAATGACACACTTGTCAATAAGACGGATGCACCGCAGGCGTTGAAAAATGAATTTGTTGCTAATCCGGATATGTATACACAGTTGAGCAATGCGGATACCAAAGCAAAAGCTGATGCTATTCTTGCCAGCGGTAACATTGATTCTGCCATTGTTCAGTTCCGACAGATGATCGATGGAACCAAAAAGGATCCCGCGGCGGTTCCTCTGGGCTATAATATCGCAAAAGAACTGACCAATGCAGGAAGAGTGGATGAAGCTGTGCAGATTGTAAGAGACATGAGTAAGGCTCTGACAGAATCCGGACAGTTCTCCCAAGCAGCAGCAATCACGATGCTGAATAATGATCCGCAGGCGGCCATGCGTTATCTGGTCCGTGAGATTGACAGCATGAATGAAGCCGGGAAGAAGAAATTCAAGGATAAGTGGCAGAATTTCGAGATGACCGACAGCGAGGTGAAACAGTTCGCGGATATTGATCCTGGGGATACGGATGCTATTAAGGCGGCATATGAGAATGTGTATGATCGTTTGCGTAAGGAATATCCTGTCACGATGACTGAGAAACTCATGGAACTGCGTAGAGTATCTATGTTGCTGAATGCGCGGACCAATGTAAGAAACTTCCTTTCCAATGCTTTTGTAGTTCCCGTCAGATGGACTGCTGATCGTGTGACGGCACTTGGAGAGGGTGCGTATAAGCTCGTACACCCGGATTATCAGAGCACGCAGTCACTTAATCCAATTCGTTCCAAAGAATCACGTAAGCTGGCATCTGAAGCATTTGAAATGGTGAAAAGCGAACTCTTGGGAGATAATAAATACAATGATGCGCAGGGAGCTATCAGGGATAAGCAGATATTCAAGGGTAGTAAGTTTTCGGAGATGTTCGACAATCTTACAAATGGTGCATTGACGAGGGCAAATCAGGCTATGGGAAAGGATGTATCTCCTTCACTCATGGAGACAGCTAGGAACTTTACATATTATCTTCTGGAAAAAGGAGATGATGTGTTTGTAAAAAAGAACTTTGAATCTCGCATGGCTTCATATTTGGAAGCACAGGGGATCACCGATCTCGAAAGTATTCCGGCAGATGCCTATACCCTTGCAACACAGGAAGCGTACAAAGCAACATTTAAGGATGATACGAAGTTAGCAACAATTCTGAGTGATGTTAGACGGACGCTTGGCGTTCCAGGTGACATTGTGATGCCTTTTACAAAAACACCTGCTAACATTGCCATGAGGGGTATTGATTATAGTCCTGTTGGTGTTGCAAATGCACTGGTAAAATTGAAAAATGCTAAGAGTAATGCGGAAGTATCGAATGCCCTTACTCTTTTAGGACAGGGAGCAACAGGAACTGCAGCTATCGCGGTGGGATATGCACTGGCGCAGTCAGGTGTCATCCAGGGAGCACTGTCAGATGATAAGGATGAGGCACAGTGGGAAAAATCTCATGGTAAGCTAGCATATTCTGTCAAGGTAGGAGATAACTATTATACTTTTGACTGGGCACAGCCGGCATCTATTCCTATTATTCTTGGCACAACGATATATCAGTGTATGCAGGATTCTGACAATGCACTGGATACCATTTATCAGGGAGCTGTGGCAGCTACAAATGCATGGTCAGATCTATCTCCTTTACAGACATTGACGGATATATTCGGTGGAAATGGTACGCCGGCAGAGAATATTGCAGACACGTTTTTGGAAGCACCTCTCGGATGGATTCCGGCACAGTTAGGAGCTGCTGCACGTATCGGTGATACCACTCAGAGAGTTACCTATGATAATACCAGCAAGCTGAATAACATCATCAATCAGGCAAAGTCAAAGATTCCTGGTATGTCGCAGACACTGCCGGTTGCCTATGATACCTGGGGAAATCCCATCAAACGGCAGGATTCCACGGGGGAGGCAGCATTAGCTAACCTGCTGAATCCCGGACAGATTGGTAATATCAGGGAAACACCGATTGACGATGAAATCAACGATCTGTATGCTTCCACCGGTGACGCCGCTGTATTCCCTAAGAAGGCGGCATGGAGCTATAAAATCAATGGGGAAACAGTAAAGTTGAACAGTGAGCAGTATTCTGAGTATCAGCGTATCATGGGGCAGAATGCATACGGTATGGCATCGGCACTGATTAACTCCGCTTCCTATAATAATATGAGTGACGATCAGAAAGCCGGTGCAATAGCAGATTTGTATAATTTTGCAGATGCACTGGCAAAGACGGAACTCCTTGGATATGATATTGAAGCATCCCAAACATATAAGAAGATGTATGAGATCTATCAGGACAAGG